AACCTTTACAGCATATTGATGATACTAGTGGTGAAATTGCTCTTTGCATTCTTAGTGCTATCAATGTTGGTAAACTCCGTGACCTTGAAGATCTTCAGATTCTTTGCGATCTTGCTGTTAGGAGTCTTGACGAACTTATTGATTTTCAACAATATCCCGTCAAAGCAGCAGAAATTGCCACCAAAGCACGTAGATCACTTGGAATCGGTTACATTGGACTTGCACACTACCTTGCCAAAAATGGTTGGGACTATGAAGAACCTCAAGCATGGAAACTCGTTCATGATCTCACAGAAGCATTCCAGTATTATTTGATTAAAGCAACCACTGATCTTGCGAAAGAAAAGGGTGCTTGTGGATATAGTGATCGTACCAAATATGGTCAGGGAATTCTCCCGATTGATACATATAAGAAGGACGTGGATGAGATTGTGCCAAATGAGCTTCACTATGATTGGGAGGGTCTTCGGGCACAAGTACGGCAGTATGGTGTTAGGAACTCAACATTGTCCGCACAAATGCCTTCAGAGAGCAGTTCCGTTGTGTCAAATGCAACCAATGGAATCGAACCACCTAGAGGATTCTTGTCCATTAAAAAATCAAAACAAGGACCTCTTAAGCAGATTGTTCCACAATATAATACACTGAGGAACAATTACACATTGCTCTGGGATATGACTTCGAATAAAGGTTATATCAATATCGTTGCAGTGATGCAAAAGTTCTTTGATCAGGCAATTTCTGGTAATTGGAGTTATAATCCTAAGCATTATCCAAACAATGAGATTCCTGTGTCTGTAATGGCACAAGATCTTTTAACTACATATAAGTACGGTTGGAAAACCAGTTACTATCAAAACACATATGATATTAAAACTGATGAGGTAGATGAAGAATCTACTGAATCACTTGATACTTTGATTAGTCAATTAGAAGCAGCAGAGGAGGAAGACTGTGAGTCTTGTAAGATTTAAAACAAATAAAGAGGAGCGTCCAGTGGTCAATTCTATGACCGTATTTAATTCTGAAGAGGTTGATACTAAAAAGCAACCGATGTTTTTCGGTAAACCCCTTGGAATTCAGAGATATGATTCTTACAAGTATCCAATTTTTGAAAAACTAACTACTCAGCAACTTGGTTATTTTTGGAGACCTGAAGAGGTCTCTCTTCAGAAAGATCGTGGAGATTATCAATCACTACGACCTGAACAAAAGCATATCTTTACTAGTAACCTGAAATATCAGGTTATGCTTGATTCTGTACAAGGAAGAGGTCCCGGTATGGCATTTGCTCCATACTGCTCTCTTCCTGAATTAGAAGCATGTATGAAGGTTTGGGAGTTTATGGAGATGATTCATAGTCGCTCCTACACCTACATTATCAAGAATGTATATTCAAATCCATCAGATGTTTTTGATACTATCCTCAAAGAGGACCGTATTATGGAACGTGCAGTCAGTGTGACACAAGCATATGATGATTTCATTAATCATGCACATCAGTATGATAATGGAAATGATTGGATGCACGCATTAGAGCAAGTTCCCACCGCACTAGAAGGAAGATATGAACTCAAACGCAAACTCTATAGAGCAGTTGCAAATGTTAATATTCTTGAAGGTATTCGCTTTTACGTATCCTTTGCTTGCAGTTTTGCTTTTGGCGAACTCAAGATTATGGAAGGAAGTGCAAAAATCATCTCTCTCATCGCAAGAGATGAAAATCAACACCTAGTTATTACACAAAATATTCTGAAAAATTGGATGAACGGTGATGATCCTGAGATGAAGAAAATTGCTAAGGAAGAAGAACCTTGGTTAGTTCGCACTTTTGAGAATGCTGTAAATCAGGAAAAACTTTGGGCAGAATATTTGTTTAAAGATGGATCTATGATTGGCTTGAATGACAAACTGTTGCAACAGTATGTTGAATGGATTGCTAATCGTAGAATGAAGGCAATCGGACTTAAACCAATCTATGACATACCAGCAAAGAATAACCCACTCCCCTGGACGGAACATTGGATTTCGTCAAAGGGTCTCCAAGTGGCTCCACAAGAAACAGAAGTCGAATCTTACATTGTCGGAGGAATCAAGCAAGACGTTACCAAAGATACCTTTGCAGGATTCTCTCTGTAAAGGTAATTGTAAATGTAATTGTGTAAAAACTGAAGATGCTTTAAAGGCATATAAAGAAGCAGCAAAATCCGATTCCTTTCTCTTCGGAGAATATAATGGATATGAAGCATATGAGGAGGGTCATTGAGACCCTCTTTTTTTATAAATAACCTTATAAAGAGTAATTTAAGAATTAAAATGAAGGCTTTATCGCAATCGGAATATGGGGAACTTAGAAATCTCTATGAAAGCATTTATACTCCTAAAGTAGATCTCTCAGAAGAAATTCTTGATGAAATCTTTGATGAGTTGATTGAAGAACTTATTGAGGAAGGATATGAAGAAGATGAAGCAATTTCTTTAGTTGAAGAAGCAACAGATTCTTATATTGATGAAGCAAAGGTCACTTTCGGAAGCGACACTGCTCCTATGAGAGCGTCTGGTGCCCCTGTAGGCGCTAGAAGAAGATATGGAATGAGGAAGGCGGGAGAGGCACTGCAGAAGGCAGGAAGCACAGCAAAGGGTGCTGTTGATAGTGCTAAGGGTGCTTATAAGACCGCTAAGGCAGTTGGAGGCATTGCTGGTTCAATAGCCAAAGATGAGGCAAAAAGAGCAGGTAGAGCAGCAAAACAGGCAGTTACAAGTGCTCCTGGTAAGGTAATGGCGGCAGTAGAAAAGAAAAAGCAAGAAACCAAGAGAGGTATCAAAGGATTCATTAAGCGCCAGGCACAGAAGGTTGTCAATCGTATGAGTGAAGAGAATATACAAGAAATCTACAAGGGTAGGCACGGTCAGTCAGATAAAGAATATGCTGATTCCCGTTCTCAGGGTGGTAAGATGGTCTCTGGAACTTCTAAGATGAGTGGTGCTGAATATACTCATGGTCGCAGAGTCAAGGCAGCAAACCCTGGTATGCAACCTGATGTAGGTGGTAAGACCAAGCCTAAGTCGCAAGGTAAGATGGATCGTGGCACTCGTGCAGATATTGAGTATCGTAAAGCAAACCTCAAGAAAGAAGAACTGGAAGCAACCGGTCTCTTTACCACAAAAGAGATTGAGGCAATCATGGAAGCAGAAATGAGTGAAGCAATGAGTTCTTATGATCGTAATCGTAAGAGAGCAGCAGAAAGAGCAGCAGCAAGAAATGCCGCCAGAGATGCCGGTAAGACTGGTGTAGTTCCTGGAGTCGGTTATGTAACTCCAAGAAGGGAGAGAGAAACTTATGTTGATTCTGCAGGCATAACCCGTCATAAGTCGGGTGCTAAGATGCCTAAGGACTGATATAAAACTTAAATAATCCACAGCAGGGCTTGACACCCTGCTTTTTTATTGCTAGACTAGGTTTGTCCCGGTTAAAGATAAATAATAGCTCTATAAGATTATATTATGAGCTATGAGAATCCATGGAGATATAATGGCAAAATTTTTGACTCTGATGATATTGGGAACTACTTTGGTTTTGTTTACTATATTACCAATGTATCCACCAACCGTAAATACCTTGGAAGGAAGTACTTTTGGTCGTTCAGAAAACCTCCTGGAAAGAAAAGAAAGGTAAAACAAGAATCAGATTGGAAAAAGTATTATGGTTCTTGTCCAGAGTTGAAAGAAGATATAAAAAAGTATGGTAAAGAGATCTTCAGTAGAGAAATACTAAGTCTTCATGAGACCAAGGGTCTTTGTAATTATGAAGAAACTAAACAGTTATTTTTAAATAATGTCTTATCCGAGGCACTTGACAACGGGAGTCCTGCGTTCTATAATAGTAACATTCTCGGACGCTACATGCGTAAAGACTATGGTAACTTTGGAAGACACTCTGAAGACGACTCATGATTGGGCAGTTGACAGAATGCACACTCTATGCGAAATAGAGACCTATGACGTGTTAGAATCCGTAGAGAATGCTCATGCGATTCAATCGGAGTTTGCCGAATGGTTGGACCCCAACGTTGAAGACCATGAGATTTATTCTTTGGAATATCTTGGTGACGATTGAGTCACTAAATATCCCGTGCCG